CCTTCGATGATCGCATGGGCAATGCGAACGCTGTGCTGGCTAACTTTGGTCAACAAGAGATGACAGAGATAGAGCTTGCCGATGGCCGGCTCTTGGGTGACCACCCGGACATGATCCGCATGATGGTCAATATCGGCGAGTTCCTCGAACAGCGGATTGGTGAGGATAGTCTGGAGGGCATCTCAAGCCCAAATGCAATGACGCCCACAGACGCTATGCACAAGCTCACCGAGCTGCGCGCACCTGGCTCGCCATACTGGGACAACAAGCACCCGCAGCATCAGTTTTATGTTGAGGAATCACTGCGCTATCAGGAGATGGCCAGCACCTGACATAGATTCGGAAAGGACTAAGGACAGATCGATAAGCCCCGGCCCGATCTAGAATGGTCCTGACTGAAAAACCCGGACAAGCCTCTGGCCCCGGTCGGCGCATCCGTACTGCAACAACCTTTCGTCCGGCGGTCGCCGGGTAGCGAGCAAAACAAAACGCTTCGTGAAAGGAGAGTAGAATGTCTACTCAAATCACCACCGCGTTTTCCCAGCAGTTCAGCACCAATGTCCAGCTTCTCTCGCAGCAACGTGGCTCCATTCTCCGGGGCGGCGTATCTGAAGAGAGCGTGACAGGTGAAAAAGCGTTCTTCGACCAGGTCGGAGCCGCAGCCGCTGTGAAGCGCACCTCACGGCATGGGGATACCCCCATTGTCGAAACACCCCATTCCAGGCGAATGGTTACGATGGACAGCTATGAGTGGGCTGACCTGATCGATGATGCTGACAAGGTCCGCATGTTGATCGATCCGACATCAACCTATGCTCAGGCAGCAGCCGCTGCAATGGGAAGGGCGATGGACGATGCCATCATCACCGCTGCAACGGGATCATCCAAGACAGGCAAAACAGGTTCGACCAGCACAGCAATGCTGTCCGACAACCAGATTGCCAACGGCTCGGCTGACCTGACTGTGGCAAAACTGATCCAGGCAAAGAAGATACTCGACAACGGTTCTGTCGATCCTTCGATCCCTCGGCATATCGCCGTTGGGCCTGATCAAATCGAGGCGTTGTTGAACACCACCTCTGTAACCAGCTCTGACTTTAACACGGTCAAGGCTCTGGTCCAGGGTGAGGTCAACACATTTATGGGCTTCCAGTTCCATATGAGTACCCGCCTCGGTAAATCCGGTAACATCCGCACATGCTTCGCATGGGCCGAGGACGGCATCAAGCTGGCCGTCGGCAAGGATGTCATGTCACGCATCGATGAGCGCTCCGACAAGAGCTACTCCACCCAGGTTTACTACTGCGCCACCTTTGGTGCGACCCGGATGGAGGAAGCTAAGGTTGTGCAAATTGATTGTGACGAGAGCGCATAGGGAGGGTATGAGATATGGCTACAGTATATAGCACCCAGCAAACCACGCTGACTCAGGACGACCCTTCTGATTTCGTGAAAGCCAACGAGCTGAGCGGTGAAGTCCGCGTTGCTCACGGCACCTATGAGGCATCGAGCCTGGCATCGGGAGACGTGATCGAAATGTTCACCCTGCCTGATGGCGCTCGGATACTCCAGGGCCAGTTGGCTCACGATGCGTTGGGTTCATCGACAACTTTGTCTGTGGGCTTTGCGGCTCACACCAAGGCAGACGGCACCGCCGTCTCAGCATCCGCTGCTGCATACAAGGCCGCAGCAGCCTCAACATCAGCACAGATCGTGGACATCGCTGCCACGCTCGCGCTGCTGAATGGCGAGGAAGTCGATGCAAACGAGAACGGCAAGACCGTTACTGTGACTATGGGCGGCGCCGCTGGCACCGGCTCTATCGCAGTTACGATGCTCTACGTCGTTAACTAACCTACGAGGGGGCAGCACAGGCTGCCCCCTTTTCTCATAAGGGGATCTGAATGGCATCGGTCGTTGATATCTGTAACAGCGCTTTGAACCAGATCGGCGCGTCAAACATCACGGCGCTAACCGAGGACAGTAAGGCTGCCCGGATACTGAATCAACGCTTCCCGTTCGTGCGTGACATGGTGTTTCGCGCGCATCCCTGGAATTGCCTAATGACACGCAAAAAGCTGGTGGCAGATAGTGAAGCGCCAGCCTTTGAGTTTGGCAACGCCTTCACATTGCCCACAGATCCATACTGCCTGCGTGTCATCTCGCTGGACTATCACGACATCATCTATCGCGTCGAAGGTCGCAAAATCCTCACAGATGAGAGCGACGTAAACCTTATCTATGTAGGTCGCGTGACCGACACACAGCAGTACGACACGCTGCTCACAGAAAGCCTGGCAACAGCGCTCGCGGCAGATTCTGCATATGCGCTGGTCGGCTCAGCGCAGCTCGTAAATACATTGAACAGCCTGTATGCATCTAAGCTAAGTGAGGCGCGATTTGTTGATGCAACAGAAGGCACACCGGCCAGCATCACCAGTGTGGCAGATGCAGGCTCCTTGGAAGCTGATACCTTTATACGTGCGAGATACTGATGGCGAAGGCCAGTCCAGCCCTAAATAACTTTACTGCCGGCGAGTTATCGCCCCGGCTCGATGGCCGGACGGATATCGTCAAATATTTCCAGGGCAGTAAAAAGTTAGAGAATTTCACCGTGCATCCGCACGGCGGTGCAAGTAGAAGACCCGGCACAATCTTCGTGCGAGAGGTCAAAACCAGCGCAAACAAAGCCAGACTTATACCGTTCGAGTTCAACGTCGAGCAAACCTACATCCTAGAGTTCGGCAATCAATATTTTAGAATCCACAAGGATGGCGGCACAGTGGTATCTAGCGGCAGCCCTGTGGAGGTCACCACTGTATACACAACTTCACAGCTCGCCGAGCTAAAGTTCGTGCAGTCCGCTGACGTGATGTACATCGTGCATCCATCACACCCAGTCTACAAAATCACGCGCACCAGCGACACCGCCTGGACATTCACTGAGGCGGCTTTCAGGCGCGGTCCTATGCAGGACGATAACATTACAGACACAACACTTACAGCCAGCGCCAGGACTGGCAGCGTGACCATCACAGCATCAGCAGATACCTTTGTGTCTACGGATGTTGGGCGCTTTGTAAAACTGCATGACGGCTTTGCCAAGATCACAGCCTTCAGCTCAGCCACTAGTGTCACAGCCGCAGTCCAAGAGAATGTTGAGCGGCGCACCGAGCTGATGCCGAGCTACACGGCAAGCACTATTGCGTTTCATGAGGGCGATCCATCCGCCACTGATCTTGAGCATAATGACCGGGTCACAGACACGACTGCGAGCTTTGTCAAACAGGGCTTCAAGAAAGGCATGAAGGTCACTATCACTGGGGCCAGCACCAGCGCCAACAATCAGTCCAACAAACTGATCGTCCAGGTGACTGAGGACACCATGCTGTTCGCGCCATCGGTCGATGTTGTGGATGAGGCGGCAAGTGCCAGCATTACAATCAGCGCCGATCTTGAGGCCGATGCAGATTTTGCGTTGGGCGCTTTTTCTGTAACCACTGGCTTCCCATCAGCCATAGCCTTCTATGAAGAACGCCTGGTGTTTGCAAATACCACAGCCCAGCCGCAGACGCTGTTCTTCAGTGTTGCCGGTGATTTTGAGGATTTTGCTGATGGCATTGATGCCGATGATGCGCTCATCTATACGATTGGATCTAACCAGGTAAACGTCATTCGTTACCTGTCATCAAGCCGAGCGCTGATTGTGGGTACATCAGGCGGCGAGTTTGCTGTGACAGCATCTGGTGGTCCTGAGCCGCTCAGCCCGACAAACGCGCAGATCAAGCGCCAGGCAAGTTATGGATCTGCTAACATCCAGCCGGTCCAGGTTGGCAACGTCACGCTGTTTGTTCAGCGCGCAAAGCGTAAAATACGCGAGCTGGTCTATAACTTTGATTCGGACAGCTACCAGGCGCCTGACCTGACGATACTGGCAGAACACATTACTGTGAGCGGTATTGATGAGATCGCGCACCAGCAGGAGCCTGACAACGTCGTATGGCTTGTGCTGAATGATGGCCGGCTGGTGGGCATGACCTACCGACGCGAAGAGAATGTGATCGCTTTCCACAAGCACCGCATCGGTGGCAAGGCAGACACTGGCAAAACAATTACTGCCCAGGCCATCAGTTTTACTGCAAACAGCACAACCGTAAACACCAGCACGAACCGCATCACGCTCAGCAGCCACGGGCTGGCAACAGGCGATCCTGTCTACTATTACGCAGCAAGCAATTCGATCGCCGGCATTGATAATGAAAAAATCTATTTCGTGATCCGCGTTGATGCCAACACGATTAGCCTGGCATCAAGCGCTGCAAACGCCTCAGCCGGTACGGCCGTTGCTCTCTATAGCGCGCCATCAAGCGATACGACGCAGCAAATCTACCAGGGCGTCAATATCGCTAACAACAATATCTACAGCAGCACTCATGCGCTGAACACAAATGACAGTATATTCTATGAGACTAGCGGCACAGCGATTGGTGGCCTGGCAGAAAACACAGAATATTTTGTACAAAAAATATCCGACAATGAGTTTCGCCTGGCAACAAGCCTAGATTTCACGAACGATATTGTGTCGCTCACCTCAGCCCCGACGACTGAACAATCCGACAAAATATTAGTGCCGGCTAAGATCGAAAGCATTGCAGTCGTGCCTGGCGATCTGAATGAGGACGACATTTATATTATTGTGCAGCGTTACATCAATGGCAGCACAGTCCGCCAGGTAGAGTATTTCAGCAACTATGATTTCGGCTCAGACGTAAACGATGCATATTTCGTTGATTGTGGTCTTACATACTCAGGCGCTGCTGCCACGTCGATTACTGGCCTTGATCACCTAGAGGGCGAGACTGTCAGCATCCTAGCAGATGGCGCCACACACCCGGACAGAACCGTCAGCTCAGGCGGGATTACGCTAGAACGCGCAGCAGAAAAAATCCACATCGGCCTTGGCTATAAGTCCACGATGGAGACAATGCGTCTTGAGGCTGGCGATACAGAAGGCACTGCCCAGGGCCGCATCAAGCGTGTTCACGGCGTCACCATGCGTCTTTATAGATCTGTCGGCGCCAAGATAGGCAGCGCAGAAACAGAGCTGGATATCGTGCCGTTCAGGTCCAGCGCTCAGGTTATGGGAACAGCCACACAGTTGTTCACCGGCGACAAGGAAGTTGAGTTCCGGGGTGATTTTGAAACCGAGGCCAGCATCGTAGTGCAGCAGGACCAGCCCCTGCCACTTACTGTACTGGCCATGTATCCACGTTTGACAACATTTGAGAGCTAATGAACATCGTACCTTATAAGTCCGATCACATAGACTTTATCATCGAAGAGCGCACGAATGACCAAAAGCCAGAGGACTACAAGGCGTATTTTGGTTTCGGCAAAGGCCTAGATCAACCAGGCATGGCTTACACCGCATTTGATAATGGCAATGTCGTGTGCAGTGCCGGCATCAAAAACCTGTGGACAGGTGTGGGTGAGGCTTGGATCGTCAGCTCTTGGCGCATCTATGAGCGCCCGGTTGCTGTGGTCAAGGCCATCAGAGCCAGATTCGATGACATTATTGAAGCGAATAATATCCACCGGGTACAGGCAGCTTGCCGAGCTGACTGGCCAGAGGCGGTACGTT